TAGAGGAGGAAGCGTGGACAAAACTCAGCCTTTCGCGCCCGACTCCTTTGCGTCGCGAGTGTCTGGCCTTGTACGCTAAGTACCATGAAGGGCAGACCGCCAACTCCGAAGCACATCCTCACCCTCCGGGGATCGAAGCACGCCAAGAACCGCGAGGAACTCGGCAGCGCCCCCGCGGCCCCGCTCGAGCCGCCGGCCTGGCTGAAGCCTCGGGCCAAAGAGGTCTTCGCGAACGTCGTCGGCTGGCTGGCGAACATGGGGACGCTCGCCGAATCCGACGAGGCAGTCATTGCCAGATACGCGACGACCTACGTTCTGTGGGAATTTGCGGCCGAGAAGCTGCAAGAGATGGATTTGGTCTACGTCGAGGTCACCAATACCGACGGCAGCCTGCGTTTTGTCCGGCCCTGCGGGCTGGCGACGCAGTTCAAGGAGTCCGGCGAAACACTCCGGCACCTGGAAACCGTACTCGGGCTGACGCCAGCCGACCGCACCCGCCTCGGGTACGGAGCCGTGAAGGTAGTCGACGACCCAATGGATGCCCTCCTCTCCAAGCGTGGTTGATATCCGCGATTTCATCGCGTTGCTCAAGCATTCCCGCGGAGATTTCGCAGGGAAGCAGTTTACCCTTGAGCAGTGGCAGGACGACTACCTCAACACGCTCCTGAACACGAAGCGCGACGACGGTCTTCGCAAATATCGCACGAGCCTACTGGCCCTCGCACGCAAAAATGGCAAGACCCAGATGGCAGCGGCTCTGGGTCTCTACATGGTTTTCTGCGACGACATCGGGGCCGAGGTGATCGTCGCGGCCGGCGACCGCTCCCAGGCCAGCCTCCTGCATACCGCGGCCAAGCATCTACTGGAATCCTGCCCGTCGCTGGCTCGACGAGCCAAGGTCTACCGCAACAGCATCGTCGTACCGGAACGGAATGCGTCGATGTTCTGCATATCGAGCGAAGCGGGCACGAAACATGGCTACAACCCTTCGTGCGTTCTCATCGACGAATACCACGTCTTCCCCGACCGGGAGCTAGTCGACGTGCTGGAAACTGGTATGGGGGCGCGATCCCAGCCGCTGACCGTTTACATAACGACAGCCGGCACGGATATGCAGGGGCCGTGCTACAAGGACTGGCAGCGGGCCGAGAAGATACGCGACGGCGTGCTGAAGGATGACACATTCTTGCCGTGCATCTACGCAGCGGCGGCCGACGCCGACCCGTTCATTGAGGAAACTTGGAAGGCCGCTAATCCGAACTACGGGATCACGCTGAAGCCGGACTACTTCCACCAGATGGCGACGCGGGCGAAGCAGTCAGCCAGCGAGGAAGTGGTTTTCAGGACGTTGCATTTGAACCAGTGGTGCAACTCGGAAACAAAGTGGATTCGCCACGGTGCATTTCAGGCCAATGACGGCCCCCTCCGGCCCACCGATGGCCGCGTTGCCTACTGCGGCCTCGACTTGTCGAGCACGTCGGACACGACGGCGTTCGTGGCGATCTGGCCCGACGACGACGGAACCTTCGATGTTCACTGCCACGTCTTCGTGCCGGAGGCCGGCGCTGACAAGGCCAGCAAGTCTGACAGAGTCCCGTATCGGCAATGGGCCAAAGACGGTTTTGTTACACTAACGGAAGGCGATATCACGGATTACGACGTGGTTCGTGACTACGTTCTCTCGTTTTGCGAGAAGAATGCGGTTCGTGCTGTAGCCATTGACCGCTGGAATGCCACGCACATTACGACTCAGTTAGTTTCGGAGGGCGTCGAAGTCAAGCCGTTTGGGCAGGGTTTTGCCAGCATGAGCAGCCCTACGAAACTGCTTGAGACTCTGATCATAAGTAAGAAACTCAGGCACGCTGGCGACCCCGTCTTGGCCTGGCAAGTGTCGAATGTGCAGGTGAAGGTGGACGACGCTGGCAACATCAAACCTACAAAGCAACACTCTCACTCGACGTCAAGGATTGACGCGGCAGTCGCATTGATCATGGCGCTGGGGCTTGCAAGCGGCGAACTCCACGGACCCGAAACCGACCCTGAATTGGTGGTGTTTTAGTGGCAGAACGCACGGCCGATATCGAAGACCTCGTCGAGATGCGATACAGCCTCGCCCGCGTATTCGAGGAGATCGCCGGAAACCAGAAGACCTCGGCCGGCGTGTCTGTTTCGCCGGAGAGCAGCCTCTATTGCAGTGCCGTATTGGCCTGCGTGCGAGTGTTGAGCGAGTCGATCGCCTCGATGCCGTTCAACCTCTACCGCCGGCTCCCCGGCGGCGGCAAGGAAATCGCCGAAGACCACCCGCTTCAGGAAGTGCTCGCCTACCAGCCGAATGAGTGGATGACGAGTTTTGAGTGGCGGGAGTGGGTGCAGAGCCAGATGCTCCTCTGGGGAAATGCCTACTGCCTGATCAAGCCAGGTCGCCGCGGAGCCGTCGATCAACTGATCCCGCTCCACGCCAGCCGCATGAAGATCGTGCGGCTTGAGAACGGCAAACTCCAGTACCAATACACCGAAGAGAACAGGCCCGTCCCCACGCCCTACCGGCAGGATGAAATCTTCCACCTGCGGTGGCTCTCGAGCGACGGCGTCACCGGCTACGTCCCGACGACGCTGTCGAAAGACGCGATCGCACTCGCGAGAGCGACAGAACTGCACTCGTCCGCATTTTTTGGCAACGGCGCGCAGACAGGGACGTACATCGAAACTGATCAGCCCCACAAGCCAGACGCCCTTCAGCGGTTCCGGCAGCAATGGGACGACGCCCATAGAGGCCCAGGCCAAGCGTTCAAAACTGTGATCATGCCCCACGGCTTTCACAAGAAGAACGACCCGGTCAATAACCAGCACGCGGAGCTGATAGCCACACGAAGGTATCAGTGCGAGGAAGTGGCACGGCACTACCGCGTTCCGTTGTCGCTCCTCGGCGATCTGTCGAATGTGCGATACAACACGGTCGAACAGTCGGCTATCGACTTCGCGACGTTTTCGTTGATTCCGCATTGCCGTAGGTGGCAATTTGCCTGCCGGCGCGACTTAATCACCGACGATAAGAATTATTTCGTCGAGTTCGACGTGTCGGCGTTGATGGCGGGCGACTATCAGGCTCGCAGCCAGTTCATGCGAGAGATGTTCAATATGGGCGTCTTGAGCGTGGACGAGATTCGCGGGCAGATCGGATACAACCCGCTCCCCGAAGGGCTGGGAAACAAGCGTTTCGTACAGGTCAATATGCAACTGCTTGACGCTTTCACGGTGAACAACCCCAACGGGGCGACGCAGCCGCAGACGGCACCGCTGCCGCCGGACGGCCAGGGCGACGATGCCGATGAGCAGGGCGCAGAGGATGGCAACGAAGGCCCAACCCCGACGGACGCAGCCACAAGCGATCGTTCTGCCTCGGAGGTGCTGTTCCGCACGACGCTTCGCCGCCTGGCGGCCGTCGAGGCCGACGGCATCCGCGAGCGTCGGAACAAGCCGGCCAAGATCACCGCCTGGTTCGAGGCCCACGAGCAGCGGATGCGGACGGAACTGCTCGACGCCGCCAAGGCTACAGGCCGCGACATCGACGAATTCGTGATGGGATGGATGGACGAATCAAGGAACCTGCTTCTGGAGTGCCACCGCTCCGGCAAGCCGTATGAGGAGGCGACGAAGACATGGACGGATCGTGCGAACTTGAACGACGGCTGATCTCTGAGGCTCCCGGCCTCGAGGTGAAAGCAGACGAGAATGGCCGCACGGTCATCCGGGGCTATGCGGCCTTGTACAACTCTGACTCGCAAGACCTCGGTGGTTTTGTTGAGCGGATTGCCCCCGGCGCGTTCGACGCCGTCATGGCTAAGAATCCCGACGTATTCGGCCGCTACAACCATGAGCGGCTCTTGGCGAGAACGTCGAGTGGCACGATGCGACTGTTCCTTGACGAGCGCGGACTGCGGTACGAGATCGACCCGAAGAAGGCAGACTCCGACGTCGTCGAAAGCATCGAACGAGGTGATGTGCGCGGATCAAGCTTCGCCTTCCGCACGAAGGGCGACGGCGAGCGGTGGTCGAAGGACAAAGACGGCCGGATGATCAGGGAAATCCGGCGATTTGACTTCCTTGGGGATGCCGGCCCCGTCGACAACCCGGCCTACCCCGCGACGGAGGCGTTCGTCAGTAAGCGAACCCTAGACAAGGCCCGCGAAGAGGCCGCGAAACTCACAGAGGATACGAATGAGCAGCGAGAGACTCCAGTTGTGGTCGAAGATACTGCGGAGCCTGTTTCGCCCGAAGAGCCCGAAGCCGTCCAAGAAGTATCGGTGGAAGCCGAGACTGAGGGACGTGCCGCCGTCGGTCTCAAACCTACGGCCGGAATGGCCTCGGCGGCTCGTCGAGGACTGAAACTCCACGAGGAAGGCAAGAGCGGCGATGGACTCAAGCCGGAGACCGTGGCCCGCGCCAACAAGATCGCTCGTCGCGACGAACTCACCGAAGACCACGTCCGCGAGATGAACGGCTGGTTCGCCCGCCACGAAGAGGCGAGCAAGTCGCCTGGCTGGAACACACCCGGCAAGGAAAAGCCCGGTTATGTAGCCTGGCTCTTGTGGGGCGGCGACCCCGCGAAGAACTGGGCATCGCGCAAGGTGAAGTCGATGGAGGGCGAGCGGAGCGACGACACGGTTGACGAGGAACGCGACGACTTCGTCGAAGTGTTTGTAAGTGCGGATGTAAGCGACTTTCAGTCGCAGATCGCCTCGCTGAAGGCTCAACTGCTCCGCACTCATTTGCACAGCAAGTAGTCATTACCCTACATTACAAGATATAAGCCTGTCAGAGGATTTTGACAGGAGCAGTGCGAGCGACTTGAGGATTCATTTCGCGGCGCGCTTGCGGGCAATACACCCGCCGGCCGCCGCTTGAAAAGCGTTTGGCCGGCTCAACAAGGAGCAGGGCCGAACATGGCAAGCAACCTCAAGCGTCTTCAGGATCGTGGTGCGGCAATCGCCGCCCGTATGACCGAACTTGCCGATGTGGCAGAGCGTTCGGAGGAGCAGACCGCGGAACTCCGCAAGCTGTCGGCCGAGGCCGACGCTGTGAAGTCTGACCTGGAGTTTGAGGGTAGCCTCGCCAAGAAGGAAGCGGAACTGCGGGCCGTGGTCGAAAAGGCCGCCCCCGTCGCCGCCCCGGCCGCCCCGGTTGCCGTCGAGCAGACGGCCAAGGTTGAGATTCGGGCCATCAACCCCCACCACACCAGCCTGCGGGCATTCAACGACGGCCCCGACGCCGTCGAGAGTGCCTACCGCTGCGGCCGGTGGATCAAGGCCACCGTGTTCAAGAGCGAAGCCGATATGCGGTGGTGCCGTGAGCACGGCGTCGAGGCCCGCGCCCTGAACGAAGGCAGCAACGCTGCCGGCGGTGCCCTGGTTCCCGAAGAGTTCGCCGCTCGCGTGATTCGTCTTGTCGAGACCTACGGCACGTTCCCTGGCTCGGCCGAGAACGTGTCGATGTCGCGTGACACGATGGTGATCCCGAAGCGGCTCACCGGAACGACTGCCTACTTCGTGGGCGAAGGTTCCAGTGTCACCGAGAGCGAGCCGACCTACGGCAACGTCAGCCTCGTGGCGAAGAAGCTCGCCGTCGGCTGCCGGATGTCGTCGGAAGTGGTGGAAGACACCGCTGGCGTCGTGTCCTTGGCAGACGCAGTTGCCACGGAATTCGGGACGAGCCTGGCCTACAAGATCGACCTCTGCGGATGGCTCGGTGACGGCACCAGCGACTTCGGCGGGATCAACGGTATCGCCAACAAGATCGCCGGAGCGGCCCACACCGCGTCGGTTGTCACGGCAGCCAGTGGCAACACGGGCTTTGAGACGCTGGACATCGAGGACTTCCTCGGAGTCATGGGCAAACTGCCAATCTACGCCCGTCAGGGTGCGGCCTGGTATGTGAGCCCGGCGGGCTACGCGGCGAGCATCGCTCGTCTGAAGTACGCCGCTGGCGGCAACACCGTCGAGAACGTCGGTGCCGGCCCCGGCGAGTCTTTCCTTGGCTACCCCGTGCGGATGGTGCATGTGATGAACAGCACCCTCGGCGTGGACTCGGCCAAGATCAAGGTGCTGTTCGGCAACATGGCCCTCAGCAGCATCTACGCTCGCCGTCGTGATTTCTCGGTGCGGCTGTTCGATCAGGTGTACGCCACCACAGACCAGCTCCTTCTTCAGGGAACCATGAGGTTCGACGTGAACCATCATTCGCTTGGGACGACGAGCGAAGTCGGCCCCGTCGTCGCCCTCAAGACTGCCTAATCCAAAACCTAACCAGGAGCAATAACCAAGATGATCCACTCCCAGAACGACCGCGTCGTGGCTGAACTCCCAACGGCGGCTGTCGGTGCAACGGCAACGGCGAACCTGACGATCGACACGATCGGCTACGACTACTGCTCGCTGACAGTGCTGCGTGCCAGCAACGCTGCCACGACGTTCGCGAACGTGCTCAAGGTCGAAGAGTCCGACGACAACTCGTCCTATGCCAACGTGACGGCCCTGGTGGCCGGCGGTACGGGCGGATTCACCATCCCGGCGATCTC